CATCGAAGGTAAGTATCTTACAACAGGATCTAACGTAATGTCAGGATCTCAAACAATCACAGGATCCTTGATAGTAACAGGTAGTATTACAGCAACACAGGGAGTTACAGCTAGTCTTTTCGGAACATCTAGCTGGGCTCTTAATGCAGTAACGGCTTCGTTCGTAACCAGCGCATCGTTTGCAACAACATCTTCTTTCGCAACCAGCGCATCGTTTGCCACATCAGCTTCTAGAGCAACAAGTGCTGCTACAGCCTCTTATGTACTCAACGCAGTATCTGCATCATTCGTAACTAGTGCATCATTTGCAACTAGTGCCTCGCTCGCACAAACAGCTTCTTATGTCCTAAACGCCGTAAGTGCATCGTTTGCAGCTACAGCTAGCTCTGCTGATAATTTCTTAATCAGACAGAATGCTACTGCTTCAAACCTATTAGTAAACGGTACCCTTACAGCACAAACATTAGTAGTCCAAACTGTTACTTCTTCTGTAAGCTTCATTACAGGATCTACGAGATTTGGATCACTACTTACAAATACTCACCAGTTTACAGGATCTGTAACAATTACTGGAAGCCTAGCCGTAAACGGGGAAGCTGTAGTTACTACAAGCTCCTACAATACCTTCTCTGCTTCGATTGCAGGCCGTGCAACAAACCTCGAATCTACTGCATCAACACTAACAACCGCTAGTGCATCATTTGCCCTAGTTTCAAGTAGTTATTCTAGCGCTTCAGGATCTCTCAGTACAAGAGTAACAACCCTTGAGAATGCTTCAGCGAGCTTTGCTTCACAGTCAGGTAGTAATAGCGTACGGTTAACTAACCTAGAATCTACCGCTTCCGCCCTTACAACTGCTAGTGCATCCTTTGCCGCAGTTAGCGCTTCATATTCTACAGCTTCTGGGTCACTTTCAACACGTGTTACTAATCTCGAAAGTACAGCCTCTACATTAACTACAGCATCTGCCAGCTTTGCAGTAGTTAGTTCAAGCTATGCAGCATTGAGCGGATCATTTAGGACCGGTTCTTATACTGGATCATTTACCGGTACTTTAATAGGTACAGCTAGTTGGGCATCAAACGCCACAACTGCTAGCTATGTTTTAAATGCCGTATCAGCATCGTTCGCAACCAGCGCATCTTTTGCAACTACGGCGTCATTTACCCTTAGTGCATCTTTTGCTACAACAGCCTCTTTTGTAACTAGTGCGTCATTTGCATCGACAGCCTCCTCAGTTAATACACTGAACCAAAGTGTAGTAATAACAAATTATTTAACTGTAGGTACTTCCTCATTAGGATCTACCGAAAATACATTAGTGTTAGGTCCTTCACCAGCAGGCGGAGCAGGTGAGGGCGGTCAGGTATTATTACAGGCAAGCGGAGGATTGTATACCTCAGCTTCAATGGTAGATACCTATCAAGATAAATTTAGAATATTAAGAGGTACTAATGCTAGTAGTGATGCAGAATTTGTGAGCGTCAACCTACATAGTGGTCAAGTATCATTTAATCGGTATACAGGCTCAGGTGCATTCCCAGGCTCCGCTGCTGCTAGCCTTGCAGTTGATACCTCCGGTAATGTGATTACGATTGCAGTCGGAGGTAGTACCACTTTCCCGTATACAGGAAGCGCTATTATTTCCGGTAGTTTGATAGTAACCGGATCTATAGCAGTATCCGGAGGTATTACAGGGTCATTACTCGGAACAGCTAGTTATGCAGATAACGCATCAACTGCATCATACGTACTTAATGCCGTATCAGCATCGTTTGCCACTACGTCTTCTTTTGCAACTAGTGCTTCCTTTACAACTACATCTTCTTTTGCAACTAGTGCTTCTTTTGCTGCTACTGCAAGTTCAGTAAATCAGCTAAACCAGAATGTGATCATTACAGGATCATTAACGGTTGCTCCTTCTAACGTAAATGAACTTATAGTAACTAGTACAGGGGTAACTATAGGCAATCTCACCACTGACAGGCATAATGTAACCGGATCGTTTAATATCAGTAGTAGTTTATCTGTAAGCGGTAGTACAATACTATCCGGATCAAATATCATTACCGGTATAACAAATATTACAGGTTCCACTATTATTTCCGGCAGCCTCTTGATTACCGGTTCAACTGCAATAAGCGGTAGCTTGAACGTGGTAGGGGCCGGTATCTCAGGCTCAGGCATTTTCATTTCACAATCTACAAGATTTGGTGGTCTGCTAACAGACAGACATCAGTTTACAGGGTCAGTAACAATGACCGGTAGCTTGAATGTAACCGGTGCCGGTATTTCCGGATCTAGCATATTCGTATCACAATCTACAAGATTTGGTGGTCTGCTAACAGACAGACATCAGTTTACAGGGTCAGTAACAATGACCGGTAGCCTACTAGTAAGCGGTAGTACGACGCTTTCTGGCTCAAATATTATCACTGGAATAACGAATATTACCGGTTCAACTATTATATCGAGTAGCCTTCTCATTACAGGCTCAGCTAGTATAAGCGGTAGCTTAAACGTAGTCGGTGCCGGTATATCAGGATCTCTTATATTTATTTCACAATCTTCTAGATTCGGCGGCTTACTAACCGACAGACACCAGTTTACAGGGTCAGTAACAATGACCGGCAGTCTTGTCATGAGCGGTAGTACAACATTATCCGGCTCAAACATACTGACAGGTATAACAAATATTACCGGCTCAACGGCAGTATCTAGCAGCTTCCGGGTAATAGGAATAGATATCGTATCCGGCTCAAGTACTATAACAGGCAGTCTCACGGTAACTGGAAGTATAAACGTTTCAGCAGGAGTTACCGGCAGCTTATTTGGAACCTCATCTTTCGCTACTAGCGCATCATTTGCAACAACCTCATCTTTTGCCACTACAGCCTCGTTTGCCACTAGCGCATCGTTTGCAACAAGTGCGTCCTTTGCTATAACCGCCTCATTTGTTACTACGGCAAGCTATGTGTTAAATGCAATATCGGCTTCATATGCTGCTACGGCAAGCTCGGCCGATAGTTTCTTAATCAGGCAAAATGCGACAGCATCTAATCTACTCGTTAACGGCACGATTACGGCACAGACCTTAGTCGTACAAACCGTTACGTCCTCGGTAGATTTTGTAACTGGTTCAACGAGATTTGGAACCTTACTTACAAATACTCATCAATTCACTGGTTCAGTTACTATTACCGGAAGCCTTGCCGTAAACGGCGAAGCTGTAGTTACTACTGGATCTTACAATACGTTCTCGGCATCGATTGCAGGACGTGCAACTAACCTAGAGACTACAGCATCTACCCTGACTACTGCTTCTGCTAGTTTTGCTACAGTATCAAGCAGCTATTCAAGCGCTTCTGGTTCAATCAGTACAAGACTAACAACAATTGAAGGCAAGTATTTAACTACCGGTTCCAACATAATATCTGGATCTCAGGTAATAACTGGATCACTAGTAGTGACCGGAAGTATTGTAGCTACCCAAGGAGTTACAGCTAGTCTTTTCGGAACATCTAGCTGGGCTTTAAATGCAGTAACTGCAAGTTACGTATTGAACGCTGTATCAGCATCATTTGTAACAAGTGCTTCGTTTGCTCAGACTGCCTCTTATGTTCTAAACGCAGTATCAGCATCATTCGTTACTAGCGCATCTTTCGCTAATACAGCCAGTTATGTATTAAACGCTGTATCTGCTTCTTTTGTAACATCAGCATCTTTCGCTACTACCGCTTCTTATGTACTGAATGCTGTAAGCGCATCGTTTGTTACTAGCGCTTCTTTTGCAACTACTGCATCGTTTGTTACTAGCGCTTCTTTTGCCGCTACAGCAAGTTCAGCCGATAGCTTCTTGGTAAGAAGTGCTCTAACTGCATCTACAGCCTTCATAACCGGATCAAGCAGGTTCGGTAATTTGTTGACTGACAGACATCAATTCACAGGCTCGGTAACAATGACCGGAAGCCTATTGGTGAGTGGCAGCGTTAACATCTTCGGTGGAGTTACCGGTAGTCTACTCGGAACGGCATCGTTTGCAAATAACGCAACTAGTGCATCGTTTGCCACTACAGCCTCGTTCGTTACTAGTGCGTCATTTGCTACAACAGCTTCATTTGTTACTAGTGCATCGTTTGCATCTACTGCAAGTTCTGTAAATCCGCTAAATCAAAACGTAACTATTACAGGATCACTGACTGTAGCTCCTTCTAGTGTAAATGAACTTCAAGTAACTAGTACAGGAGTAACTATCGGTAATCTTACTACCGACAGACATAATGTAACCGGATCATTTAATATTAGCGGAAGTGCAACAGTAGTAGGACCTCTTACAGCTACTAACTTGACCGGTAGTCTATTTGGTACCTCAAGCTGGGCGTTGAATGCAGTAACAGCAAGCTACGTCTTAAACGCAGTATCTTCTTCGTTTGCAACTACAGCATCGTTTGCATCTAGTGCTTTGACAGCAAGCTATGTCTTGAATGCAGTATCTTCTTCGTTTGCCACTAGTGCATCGTTTGCTACTACTGCCTCATTCGCTACTACTGCTTCTAGAGCAATAAGTGCAGCTACCGCCTCTTACGTACTACAGGCAGTATCTTCTTCGTTTGCAACTACTGCATCCTTCGCCTCATCTGCAACCAGTGCCTCTTATGTACTAAATGCGATATCGGCATCCTTTGCAGCAACTGCAAGTTCGGCAGATAACTTTGTAATTCGTCAGAATGCTACAGCCTCTAACTTGCTTGTTAACGGTACACTAACGGCACAAACCCTAGTAGTACAGACTGTTACTTCTTCTGTAAGCTTTATTACTGGTTCTACTAGATTTGGCTCTCTACTTACCAACACACATCAGTTTACCGGTTCAGTTACAATTACCGGAAGCTTGGCAGTAAATGGTGAAGCTGTAGTTACCACTGGATCTTATAACACATTCTCGGCATCAATTGCAGGAAGGGCTACCAATCTAGAGGCTACAGCATCTACTCTTACAACAGCGTCTGCTTCATTTGCCCTGGTTTCTAGCAGTTATTCTGCTGCATCTGGATCTATCAGTACTAGATTGACAACTATTGAAGGAAAGTATTTAACTACAGGATCGAATGCACTGACCGGATCTCAGGTTATCAGTGGATCATTAAACGTTGTAGGGCCTACTACTATCAATAACCTAACAGGTAGTCTATTTGGTACCTCAAGTTGGGCATTGAATGCAGTAACTGCTTCGTTTGCAACAACGGCTTCTTTCGTAGCAAATGCCTTTGTACAAAACGGTAATTCATTTGGTACACAAGCCCTATTAGGTACTAATGATGCACAAAACCTAGCACTTGAAACTAATGGTACAGTTAGAATGACTATTAGTGGAAGTAATGGTTTTGTAGGTATAGGTACGACTTCCCCTGAATCATTACTTCATATTGCACAATCAAATGCTGGTGGAAAAGCAATTTTGTATATTGACAACAATGCCACATCTACTTTAAATAATGAAGCAACAATTAAATTTTCTGTTGATGCTGGAGCAAGTGTTACAGTAGGTGGAGCCGAAATTTCTACAGTAAATGTTAATGCAGGTAATGGTAATGCTGATTTAACATTTAAAACATTTCGGTCTGGAGTAGGTCTTACAGAAAAAATGCGTATTGCAAACGATGGTAATGTAGGGATAAACACACAGACACCAGGCTACAAACTAGATACTAGAGACACCTCAACTACTAACGTAATTGTAGCAAGTTTTGCAAATACTTCTACTGCATCAAATACAACAAAAGCAGCAAGCGTTGCACTTAATCTAACTGACACTGTTGGAACAGGTAAAGAAGTAGCGATATTAAGGGCATTTACAGATAGCGTAAACGTTCTTTCAGGGGGACTGGCTTTTGACATTCGTAAAACTGATACTACTCCTTCAGAAGCAGTACGTATTACATCAGCAGGTAATGTTGGTATAAACACTACGACACCAGGAACCACACTTGACGTCAACGGTAACACTACCATCACAGGTTCATTATTCTTATCATCATCCCTCTATGCAGCCCAAGGAGGATCAGCAACCGGTAATACGGCTATAGTAACCGTAGCTACAGGATCATATAGAGCAGGATTCTTTGATTACACGATTTCATCAGGATCAAATGCAAGAGCAGGTACGGTAATGTCGGTGTGGAATGGTGCTAGCGTACAATTTACCGATAATTCAACCCTTGACATCGGAGATACTTCGGCCGTAACTATGAGCGTTGATCTAAGCGGTGCAAACGCAAGACTTCTTGCCGGACCTTCAACAGGAACCTGGACAGTAAAAACAACCTATCGATTAATATAAAAATTGACTTATGTATCAAGTACAAATGGAGTTCATTCCAGGCAATGATCAGATTTGGGTAGCACGTCTTAACCCCGACGATCCTGTATATGAATATCCTACTCTCATTGAGGCCGAGGCCAAAGCATTTGAACTAGAGAGTGCCGATCCAACAAATAGGAAGTACAGAGTTGTAGAGATTTAAACTATTTATATAGAACTCTATTTCGGGGATAGTGAACCGAGATTTAGATTATGTCAAACGAATTCATAACCAGAAATGGCTTTATTGCCCAGGACAGTTCCGCAATGTCGGGATCGACCCAGATCCTAGGATCGATAGGCCTTACCGGTAGCGCCGGGTTTGCTTACCTAGCAGGTGGACCAGAAGGATGGAGTGCTGGTGGTGCTTTAATTACAGGTAGAAACGCACCTATTGGAATTGGAACACAAAATGCAGCTTTAGCAGCAGGCGGTTATACACCAGGACTTGGACTTACTTGTGTAGAATCTTACAATGGTAACACATGGGCAACAGGACCTGCTTTAATTGATAGAAAACAAAATGGTGGTGGGGCAGGAATACAAAATGCTGCTTTAGTATTTGGAGGAACAAATGTACTTGGAAATACCAATAATACTCAAGCATATAACGGAACCTCTTGGTCAACAGGAGGTAATTTAATTCAAGCTAGAACATTTTTAGCAGGAGCAGGTAGTCAAAACGCTGCTCTAGCATTTTCAATTTCTACAGAAGAATATAATGGAAGTGCCTGGTCGTCAGGTGGTGCAATGATTACTGGAAGGCAGCAATTAGCAGGAGCAGGTACTCAAAACTCTGCTTTAGGATTTGGTGGACAAGGAGGTGTAGCAACAACAGAAGAATATAACGGAACCTCTTGGGCAACAGGAGGTACCCTTATAAACGGTAGAGAACGCTCAGGAGGAAAGGGGGCTAGCGATACTTCTGCTATAGCTTTTGGAGGCGGTCCAGCTGCCCCTAACAGGTTTACTTGTACTGAAGCATATGACGGATCTATATGGTCTGCTCGATCAGCAATGATTCGTGCAAGAATACAGCCAGGTAGTGCTGGTGAGCAAGCTTGTGCATTAGCATTTGGAGGTTATGGAGGAGGATTTTTAGCTTGTACAGAAGAGTATCTAGGCCCAACAATTGTAACTCAAACCTTCCTCTACTCAGGCACAACAGGCAATACATCGGCTACAGGCTCACTATTCGGAACAGCCTCATTTGCTATTACAGCCTCCTATCTTGACGGTACTTATGGATTTCCATTTGTTGGAGATGGTAGAATCACTGGATCACTAGGAGTGACAGGTAGTGTAGCATTTTCATTTACAGCAGCAGGATGGAGTGTGGGAGGTGCGTTGATTAACAGTAGGCAATCTCTTGCTGGAGCAGGATCACAAAATGCGGGGCTTGCTTTTGGAGGATATGCCGGAACTCCGGTTAACAGTAATATATCCTGTACGGAAGAGTATGATGGATCAACTTGGACTACAGGCGGTCCTTTAATATGTGAAAGACAAAACCTAGCAGGAGCAGGAACACAAAATGCAGGACTTGCATTTGGTGGATTAGGAGGATATACTTGTACAGAAGAATACAATGGTGCTTCATGGTCTACAGGCGGTGCTTTAATTATCGCTAAAAGTCTTCTGGCGGGAGCAGGATCACAAAATGCAAGTCTTGCTATTGGAGGCTATGCCGGTAATCCAGTCAATGGTATATCAAATTGTACAGAAGAATATGATGGATCGTCTTGGTCAGTAGGCGGCGCTTTAATTAATCTCGTACAACAGCTAGCTGGAGCAGGAACCCAAAATGCAGCTCTTGCTATTGGTGGAAGCTATGGACCTCAAACTTGTACTGAAGAGTATAACGGTATTTCCTGGTCAGTGGGCGGTGCTTTGATTACTGGTAGATTTGAACTAGCAGGAGCAGGAACACAAAATGCAGGACTTGCATTTGGTGGATCAGGAGGATATACTTGTACAGAAAAATACAACGGATCAGTTTGGTCGGCAGGCGGGACAATGATTAGTGGAAGACAGAGATTAGCTGGTGCCGGTACTCAAAATGCAGGATTAGCATTTGGAGGATATGCGTCACCTATAATAGTTGCTTGTACAGAAGAATACAACGGCAGTCCAATCACCTTTACCTACTCCGAAACAACAGGTGATACAACAATATCGAGAGCTCTCATGCAAAGAGATGCCGAGGTAACAGGATCTTTTTTAACAACAGGTAATGTTGAATTTTGTTATTTTGCACCTAATGCAGGACCTGCTACGTGGACGGCAGGCGGGGCGATGATTACTGCTAGAACAGCTTTAGCAGGAGCAGGAACTCAAGAATCTGGATTAGCATTTGGAGGTCAAGGTGTAGCACCGACTTTCACTATTTTATCTTGTACAGAAGAATACAACGGATCATCATGGTCAGCAGGCGGCGCTCTAATTACTGCTAGACTTCAGTTAGCAGGCGCAGGTATACAAAATTCAGCCCTAGCTTTCGGAGGTAATACACCTACTATTTTATCTTGTACAGAAGAATATAACGGATCAAGCTGGATAACAGGTGGTGCTCTAGGTACTTCTAGATATCGTTTAGCAGGTGCAGGTACTCAAAATACAGGCCTTGCTATTGGCGGATATAGTAATGTAGGTTTAACTACTTGTACAGAAGAATACGACGGTGCATCATGGTCGGCTGGAGGTGCTTTAAGTACCGCTAGATATTACTTAGCAGGAGCTGGCGCACAAAATGCTGCTTTAGCAATTGGTGGATTTGATAACTCAAACTGTTTAAGTTGTACAGAAGAATACGACGGTGCATCATGGTCGGCTGGAGGTGCTTTAATTAATGCTAGAGAAAATCTAGCAGGAGTAGGTACTCAAAATGCTGGTCTTGCTATCGGCGGGGGCTTCCCAGGAGTATGTACAGAAGAATATAATGGAACCTCTTGGTCAACAGGAGGCGCTTTGATAACAGCTAGAGTCGCCTTAGGAGGAGCAGGGACACAAAAACTAGCTCTCGCTTTTGGAGGTGCTTATAGTAGTATTTTTTCTTGCACAGAAGAATACACAGGCGCCCAAGCCGTAGAAAAAACATTTGATTATTCAGTAGATACAGGTATCACAACAGTATCCTGTTTAATAGAGACATCGGCCAAACGCTATAAAGACAATATACAAGAACTAACCTCCCAACTCAATAAAATCAATCAACTCAAACCGGTTGAATTTGATTGGAAAACAAGTCGCAAACACGATATTGGATTCATAGCCGAGGATGTAGCCAAAGTATATCCTGAAATAGTGAAGAAAAACGAGGTTGGAGAAGTGGAAGGAATTAGTTATTCTAAGATGGTGGCCGCCCTTATTAAAGCCATCCAAGAACAACAACAACAGCTCTCTAATTTAGCTAAAAAAATAGATAACCTGTCAAATTAATTTAATACATGCCAAACGAGTTTATAGCTAGGAATGGATTAATATCTCGAGATAATTCTCAGGTGACAGGCTCGTTCCAAGTGACTGGATCATTGGAGGTGACGGGTAGTGTTGGGTTTGCTTATAAAGTTTGGTCAACAGGAGGTGCTCTATCAACAGCTAGATATCAATTAGCTGGAGCAGGAACACAAAATGCCGGACTTGCATTTGGAGGTGGTACACCGGTTAGTGTAGCATGTACAGAAGCCTACAACGGTACCTCATGGACAGCAGGCGGAGCAATGATTAACACTGTGAGACAGTTAGCAGGAGTAGGAACACAAAATGAAGCTCTAGCTTTTGGTGGACGAATTATAGCAATAGTAGCTTGTACAGAAGAATACAATGGTATATCTTGGTCAGCCGGAAATCCCTTAATCACTACTAGAAACACTTTAGCTGGAGCAGGAACACAAAATGCCGGCTTAGCATTTGGAGGTAGCGATGTATATAATCCTATATCATGTACAGAAGAATATAATGGATCGTCCTGGTCAACTGGTGGAGCTTTAATTACAGCCAGAGCAACTTTAGCAGGAGCAGGCACTCAAAATGCTGGACTAGCGTTTGGAGGACTTACTCCAGCCCCAGCTATAGTAGCCTGCACAGAAGAATATAACGGATCTTCATGGTCAGCAGGAGGTGCTCTATTAACAGCTAGGTATAGCTTAGCGGGAGCTGGTACACAAAACTCTGGTCTTGCATTTGGAGGTGGCAACCCAAATGAAGCATGCACAGAAGAATATAATGGTACCTCATGGTCAACAGGCGGTGCTTTAATTAATGGTAGACGAACACTAGCAGGAGCCGGTACTCAAAATGCAGGTCTTGCTTTTGGAGGAAGAGATCAGTATTATACTTTATCATGTACAGAAGAATACAGTCCACTACAAACCTTCCTTTACTCAAATACAACGGGCTGTATATCGGCAACAGGCTCTCTATTTGGTACAGCATCATTTGCCCTTACAGCATCAAATGCTTTAAATGCACCTGTAGCATTTCCATTTACCGGTTCAGCTAGAATCACAGGATCCCTAGGTGTGACAGGTAGTGTTGGATTTTCATACAATTCAACTGCCGGATGGACTGCAGGCGGGGCTATGATTACAGGCAGGTATCTATCGGGCGGAGCTGGAGTTCAAAACAGTGCTCTCGTTTTTAACGGATACGCACCTCCTTCAATGCGTAACTGTACTGAGGAATACAATGGAACATCATGGGCGGCAAGCAATGCAATGATAACAGGTAGGTTTGGTTTAGGAGGTACAGGTACGCAAAATGCAGCTTTAGGATTTTCAGGAGCAACAAACCCACCTACTAATACAGCTATTGTCACTTGTACTGAAGAATACGATGGAGCAACATGGGCAACAGGCGGTGCTATGATAGCTACTAGATGGTATTCACCGGGAGTTGGAACTCAAAATGCAGCTTTAGCTGTTGGGGGTTCAGGAGCTGCTCCAACATATACAGCTTGTTCATGTACAGAAGAATATGATGGTACAGCATGGGCAGTAGCTAGTGGTTTGATAACTGCTAGATTCGGTTCAGCGGCATCTGGAATACAAAATGCTAGTTTAGCATCTGGAGGTAATACAACTCCATCCGCTACTGCATGTACAGAAGAATACAACGGAACAGTATGGGCAGCAGGTGGTGCATTAATTACAGCTAGAGATCAATCAGCAGGAGCCGGCTTTCAAAACTCAGGCCTCGTTTTTGGAGGATCAACACCAACGTTAGTTAGCTGTACAGAAGCATATAATGGATCAACTTGGGCTACAGGCGGTGCTTTAATACAGGCTAGATATGCCCTTGAAGGAGCAGGAACACAGAATGAAGCTTTAGCTTTTGGTGGTGCAAGCCCAGCTGGTGCTACAGGTTATGCCTGTACAGAAGAATATAGCGGTGCCCCTGGTCTTATCCAAGCATTTAACTATTCAACTTCAACAGGTAATACAGCTATTAGATCGGCTAGAGTGACAGAGACGTTAGCAGTAACAGGCTCTGTAAAAGCAATAAGCGATATCGAATTTTGTTTTAATTCATCAGATGGAGGGGCAGGTGTATGGTCAGCAGGCGGTGCTTTGATTACTGCTAGAACTTCTTTAGCAGGGGCAGGTACACAGAATGCAGGTCTTGCTTTTGGTGGAGCAACACCAACTAAAGTAGCATGTTCTGAAGAATATGATGGATCTTCATGGGCAGCAGGCGGAGCGATGATTAGCGGAAGAAGTATTTTAGCAGGCGCTGGTACTCAAAATGCTGGTTTAGCATTTGGAGGATGTATTAATGCTGTTGTAGCTTGCACAGAAGAGTATAATGGATCATCTTGGTCAGCTGGTGGAGCATTAATTACTGCTAGAGGTGATTTAGCAGGCGCTGGTACTCAAAATGCTGGTTTAGCATTTGGAAACCCAACATGTACAGAAGAATATGATGGATCTGCTTGGTCAGCGGGAGGTAATATGATTACTTCTAGATTTAGTCTAGCTGGAGCAGGTATTCAAAATGCAGCTATAGCTTTTGGTGGAAACAATCCAAATGGAGCTTGCACAGAAGAATATGATGGAGCTAGCTGGTCAACAGGCGGTGCTATAATTACTGGTAGAACTCGATTAGCAGGGACAGGTACTCAAAATACAGCTCTTGCTCTTGGAGGATATGCATCACCTACAGTTCGTGCTTGTACAGAAGAGTATGATGGATCTTCATGGTTGGCAGGAGGTGCTTTAATCACTGGTAGAGACAGCTTAGCAAGTGCTGGTGTACAACACTCTGCTTTAGCATTTGGCGGTACATCCCCAACAGTTGTAGCATGCACAGAAGAATACAACGGTACGGCCGCTATAGTAAAATCATTCGACTACTCATCTAATACCGGTATAACAACAGTATCATGTCTAGTAGAAACTTCAGCCCATCGTTATAAAGACAACGTTAAAGAATTAACAAACCAGCTTGATAAGATTAATCAACTTAAACCAGTAGAGTTTGTTTGGAAAACAAGCCGCAAACCAGATATTGGTCTGATTGCCGAAGAGGTAGCCGAAATTTATCCCGAGGTAGTAAGTAGAGACGAAGAGGGTAAAATAACAGGTATTAGTTACTCTAAAATGGTAGCCGCCCTAATTAAAGCTATTCAAGAGCAGCAACAACAAATTGCTGTGTTAACTAAGGAAGCTAGCGATTTAGAAGATCAAAAATATTTATATAAAACACCGCCCCAAGAATAGACTATGTCAAACGAATTTGTAGCCAGGAACGGTTTAATTTCTCCAGACAACTCTAGGGTTTCAGGATCCTTCAGAGCGACCGGATCACTAGGTGTTACTGGAAGTGTAGGATTTAATTATCATACAGGTGGAGGTACTACACAAACTTTCCTCTATTCAAATTCAACAGGTAATATATCAGCAACAGGATCTCTATTTGGAACATCTTCATATGCCCTTACAGCATCTTATATAAACCTACCGCCCGTATTCCCTTTTACAGGATCGGCTCAAGTTAGCGGATCATTAGGTGTAACAGGAAGTGTAGGATTTGGATATAATATAGTAGCCGGGTGGAGTGCTGGTGGTGCTTTAATTACTGCTAGAGAAAGTTTAGCAGGAGCAGGTACACAAAATTCAGGCTTAGCATTTGGAGGTATTGTAACATATGTTTGTACATGTACTGAAGAATATAACGGGTCAAGCTGGTTTACAGGCGGAGCTTTGAGTGTTGCTAGATATCTCTTAGCAGGAGTAGGAACACAAAATGCCGGCTTAGCATTTGGAGGTAGCGATGGATATAATCCTATATCATGTACAGAAGAATATAATGGATCGTCCTGGTCAACTGGTGGAGCTTTAATTACAGCTAGATTGTATTTAGCAGGAGCAGGAACACAAAATTCAGGCTTAGCATTTGGTGGAATAACTACCACCCCAACATCAAGAGCATGTACTGAAGAGTACGATGGATCGACTTGGTCGGCAGGCGGTGCTTTAATTACTGCTAGACAAGGTTTAGCAGGAGCAGGAACACAAAATTCAGGCTTAGCATTTGGTGGAATAACTACCAACCCAACAACAGTAGCATGTACTGAAGAATATAACGGTACTTCTTGGTCGGTAGGAGGAGCATTGATTAGCTCTAGGTATGCTCTAGCCGGAGCAGGTACACAAAATGCTGCTTTAGGATTTGGAGGCACTCCTTCAGTTACCTGTACAGAGGAATATGATGGATCTTCATGGTCTACAGGCGGTGCTTTAATTACTGGTAGAGCATTTTTAGCAGGAGCAGGTACACAAAATGCAGGACTTGCTTTTGGAGGAAATCCGGGGCAATCATGCACAGAAGAATATGCTGGCTCAAACCCCAACCCCCAAACCTTCAACTTCTCCAACACAACAGGCAATACATCTATCAGAACTACATTTGTAGATGATACACTAGAGATATCAGGTTCTATAAAAACAATAAGTAATGTTCAATTTTGTTATTATACATCTGGTGTAGGGCCAGGAGGATCGTGGTCGGCAGGCGGTGCTATGATCACTGCTAGACATTTTTTAGCAGGAGCAGGTACTCAAAATGCAGGTCTTGCTTTTGGCGGTTATCCTACTTATAATTGTACAGAGGAGTATGATGGATCTTCATGGTCAAACGGTGGAGCAATGATAAACGCTCAATTCCGTTTAGCAGGAGCAGGAACACAAAATGCAGCTTTAGCTTTTGGAGGAAGGCCGTCCCCAAATACCTGTACAGAGGAATATGATGGCGCCACTTGGACAGCAGGCGGTGCTTTAATTTCAGGTGGAGAGTATTTAGCAGGAGCAGGTACACAAAATGCCGGATTAGCATTTGGCGGAAACTATGGACCAGGCGCATGCACAGAAGAATATAACGGAACCTCTTGGTCTGCTGGTGGTGCTTTAATCGCTGGTAGAGATAGCTTAGCGGGAGCAGGTATACAAAACGCAGCTTTAGCATTTGGAGGATCTGCAGGAGCTTGTACAGAAGAATATAACGGAACTTCATGGACAGCAGGCGGTGCTATGATTATTGGTAGAAAATGTTTAGCAGGAGCAGGCACACAAAATGCTGCTTTAGCCTTTGGAGGCAGTAGCGGATACGGTGCCTGTACGGAAGAATATAACGGATCAACGTGGTCAACAGGCGGTACTCTAAATAATTCCAGATATGCATTAGCTGGAGCAGGAACACAAAATGCTGGACTTGCTTTTGGAGGGTTTTACGGGGCATATTTAGCCTGCACGGAAGAATACACAGGTGGAATAGGCCCTCTACTATCTTTCGATTACTGTGCCGAAAACGGCATCACAACAGTATCATGCCTTATTGAAACATCAGCCCAGCGCTACAAAGATGATATCAAAGAATTAACATCACAGCTTGATAAAATTAACCAACTCAAACCTGTTGAATTTGATTGGAAAACCAACCGCAAACATGACATAGGATTGATTGCCGAAGAGGTAGCCAATGTTTATCCTGAAATAGTAAGTAAGGATGAAGCAGGCGAGGTAGAGGGTATGAGCTATTCAAAAATTATAGCTCCGCTTATTAAAGCCATCCAAGAACAGCAGCAGCAAATTGCCGATCTTACGGCAAAAATCAATAAATTTAAGAACAAGTAATATTTATTAATAAACCTTAAAACTAAAAAACATGCAGTATTACGTAGCAGTTAACACGGGGGTAGGATTCATCACCCACGAAGATAACCAAAGATCCCACATTGCCGGATATCCCGCAAACGTATGGGTAACGGAAAACAATCAAATCTGGGCAACCCGGGTAGGAGCTGTAGAAAAGACTAAAGCAGAAGCACAAGCTCTCGTTGATGCCGTAGTTGATCAGACTCAGACAGAATGGCAAACTTGCGTTTCCGGTTCAACACCATGGCTCTGTGGCCCTGAACCTCAAAATATCATTCTTCCCTAAAAAGAGTTGGAAGATTGAATAATATTTGTTACATTAATAGTAAATACAAACTTCGTTATGGACGAAAATAAACAAGAATCAGGTCGCGAACTAGCAATTCCTAGTGATTTACAGAATATTCTAGCGGTTTTGAAACCGGAAGACGCTAGGGAAGTTGTAAGATTAAAAGAAGAACTGGCCGATAACTGGAATAAAAAACAAATTTTCCGTACTGAAACGGAAATGCGTGTATCGGTCTTGAATGATGCCAAGCATCCCACTCCGGCATCTAAATACTGGCAGTCGGTTAGGGAAATGTCTGCGCACTTTGATGCGATGATGAATCTTTCATTTGAAATGAGAAGAGCCGATGTAGAAAGGCTCAGACTCGAACGTAAAATGAAAGAAGCAGAACTTAAAGGTGATATGCTCGATATTATAGAGGCACAGATCGATTTAGATCAAAATCTCTACAATAAAGCCTGCATGGAACAGGTAGCCCACGACCGTGTTCGTGAGATCCAGACTTGGTCTAAGATTAAAGCCGAACTCAACGATGGAACCTTCGACGATAGAGAGGTAAATACACATCAGGCCGAAAGCTTAGGACTAAGGCTTGAAAATAGAGTAAAGGCTCTCAGTCCAAATAGTGAACCGAGTGAAGTTATTAACGCTGTAGGTCCTTATCAAACCCTGCAAAGACTCAAGGCCGAAGGTAATACACTTTTGACATTTGAACAGGCTCGTCAACAGCAGCTTGCCCAGCATGTTGAAAGCCAGCAACAACAGTAAACTTAGTTATGTTCATATACAGAAAAGAGAAGGCATTATCCTCTCAGTTATGTAAAGCTTTTATAGATGCGTTTGAAGTATCCGAAGATAAAAAACCGGGCGTACTCTACGGCCCCGACGGTACTTCGTCATCTAACGGAAAAAAGTCAACAGACATAACTTTTGATCCTAGGTACTTGCAACATCCGACTTGGAGTCCTTTGCTAACAGAATTAGTAGGTATTTTAGAAAAAGGTCAACGAGATTATATTGACAGACATTCTCTAGCATTCTCTAAGCTTGATCCTTTGCAGATTAGCCCTCTATTCAATATGCAGCGCTACGAACCAGGAGAAGGATTTCACGGGTGGCATTGCGAAAGAGCAACAAACAAATACAGTAACAGGTTTCTAGTCTGGGCTGTTTACTTAAATACAGTAACAGATAGAGGTGAAACTGAATTTTTTTATCAGCACCATTTCGAATCAGCAGTCGAAGGAAAGTTAATAATATGGCCGTCGGACTGGATGCATTTACATAGAGGTGTTCCTTCTCCCACTCAAACAAAGTATATTTTAACAGGCTGGTTTACCATGCTTGATAGAACTGAAAAATAAATTGTTATGTTTCCATTAAAGCCGTACAATAATTTTAAGCCACAATCTAACTGGAATACGTTTTACTATTTTAAAAACGTATTTAATGATCGTATGATCGGAGAACTGGAGCAGATGGTTAAAGCAAACTATAAATTTTCCAAGGGTAGGACTGGTGTAAGAGAATTAGGTACCGATACTGATTCCTACCAAACAAATAACCGAGATATTGCCTACCTTGAACCAGCCCCGCATACAAAATGGCTTTATGATATTTTATTTCCGCTAGTATTAGAAGCTAACGAAAAAGCATTTCATTTTGATATCGATGTTGTTACCGATCCCATCCACTATGTAGTCTACCCAACTGATGGAGGGCACCTGGACTGGCATATGGACGTAGGTGCTCTCGATGTTAATAAAAGAAAGATCGCTACTACTGTTCAATTATCAGATCCTAGGGATTATGAAGGAGGCGATTTTGAGATCTGGTTTGGTGGTCAAAAATCAGTAGTTGTGCCCAGGGAGAAAGGAGACGTTATTTGCTTTCCAGCATTCTGCATGCATAGAGTAAAACCAATCACACGAGGCCAGCGTAAGTGTCTAGTATTTTGGACCGGCGGTCGCCCATTTAGATAATTAAAAACTTAGTTATGGAATTTAAAGTTTACGAACAGTTATGGTTCGCAACTCCGGTTTGGGAGTGTCCTGTATCAGGAATCGATAATCAATCTATCAAGCAGTATTGCCTGGAAACCCGTAGACAGAAGCCCGGGGTTACGATTTCAAATCGAGGAGGATGGCATTCAGGCGAACTCCTCTTCCCAATTCCGGTAGCGTTAGAAAACCTCTTCAATGACTTGAACGTATTCGTCAACGATGTATGTGCTCGTTATACTGGAATCAATAACCTAGAGATAGGTAATTTCTGGATTAACATCAACGGACATCATGATTATAACCTATTACACGATCATCAGAACAGTATCTTGTCTGGGGTATACTATGTATCGGTTCCAAGAAATAACATGGGAGATTTAGTGCTACATAGGGGAGACGACATAGAATTCTTCATGAATAGTAAGGTACAGAGAGAGCATACAATGGCTAACGCATTTTCTGTGACAAAGCCAGCTAAAGAATCTACTTTCTACCTGTTTCCAAGTTGGATCAAACATCACGTAGAAAGAAACGAATCAAACGAAGAGAGAATCTCTATAGCATTTAATTTTATCAGTCCTTCACAAAAAAGTAATTAAGGTTATGAATATAGCAGGGAGTAGTGCTAAAGTTTTTGAAATGTTTCCAACTCCGCTGTATGTAGCAACATACCCGGGAGATACAACTGAAATAGTTAAGTACTTCGATAGTTGCGAAATGAACGATGGAAAAAATAGCCCTTATGGTTGGATATCAAAAAATAGCTATATAATTGATCATCCAATCTGTAAACCGCTGGCTAATTTTTTCATGCAATGCTTTAATGACTTTGCCACTAACGTAATGAGGTATCGCTATAAGGAATTGCAGTTTTCTCAATCGTGGCTTACCTATAAAATGCCCGGTCAATTTCACAAAGCACATACTCACCCAAACACTCTACTTGCCGGCGTATTTTATTACGATTTTGAACCCGGGGATGCAGCTATTTGCTTTAGTAAAGTAGCTGGATCTCAGTATAGAACTTATTTAGAACCCTCTCTACAGGACGATTATCAGCAGCATAAATTCTCTCAGGAGGAAATTTATTTTACACCGCAACAAAATAATTTCATTATATTTCCTTCATACGTTACACATGGTGTACCTCCCAATAGAACAAATAAAGTCAGGAAAGCATTAGGTGTAAACGTATTAACGAAAGGAACACTGGGCGATAAAGAAACCATTTCTGAAATAATATTTGGACGTTATGCAAATTAATTATGAAATACTGGAGTTGTTCCCAACCCCGGTTTACGCTACCACGCTGCCCGTGCAGTATGCAAAGGTAATTAAGTTCTTCGATGGTCAAGACATGGGTACCGATTCCGATCATGATAACTACGGGTTCAGATCTAAGGATAGCTATTTGTTAGATAAACCTGAATGTGCGACATTAGCTGAATTTATCTTAGGTAACGTGAAGGTGTATGCCGAGAAGCTAGGATACGCCTATAATGAATATAGATTCGGACAATCTTGGGTCTCTATAAAAGCCCCAGGACAGCACCATACTGCACATACTCACCCAAATAGTCTACTCTCAGGAGTACTCTATTACGGACATGCAGCTGAAAAAACATCGGCTATCAAGTTTCATAGAACAGCAGGCGGTGTTAATGCATCTTATATTTCCCCAAAGCTAGTAAAAGATAAAAAAGACTTAAGGTATGCACAGCAGGAATTCGCTATAACATTTGAACCAGGCCTGTTAATACTATTCCCTTCTCATCTCATGCATTCGGTACCGGTCAATAAGACTGATAAACCTAGATGCAGTTTAGCATTCAACGTAGTACCTAAAGTAGGATTTGGAGAGGAAGAGAACTTAACTGAATTAATATTTTAATGAAACAAGAACAAGGATACATATACCACTCAAACAGGAATATTGGAGATAAATTTTTTATCTGGCATATACAGGGAGGATTAGGTAAAAATATTGCAGCAACCTCTCTATGTAAAGATATAAAAGAAGCTTTTCCTGACAGAAAGCTGATAATGGTAGTATCCTATCCAGAAGCATTTCTAAATAACCCTTATATCGATAGGGTATACAATTTAACACAAGCACCCTACTTCTATGAAGACTATATCTACGAGAAAGATATCATTGTCTGTAGACACGAACCCTACAATCAAACAGGACATATTACTAAAACAAAGCATTTGATTGAAAACTGGTGCGATCTACTGGGTATAAAATATACTGAACAACAGCCCCAAGTATTTGCAAACTACGTACAAAGACAATTAGTCGGTCTTTGGAAAAGACAAAAACCAACAATAGTTATTCAAACAGGGGGAGGACCGGGCCAAGGTCAAAAGTATAATTACTCCTGGACCCGCGATATGCCTCAAGATATAGCCCAGGCAATTGTAAATAAATTCAGAAATCAATACCACATATTTCAAGTAACTAGACCCGACGGATATCACCTAGACGGGGTAGAGAGAATAGACCAACAGCTATCCAATATTGAGTTATTTGCAATACTAGTTGATGCACAGAAACGCGTTCTAATCGATTCTTGTCTACAGCATGCTGCTGCCGCATTCAAACTTCCATCGACAGTACTATGGGTAGGAACTTCGCCGACAGTATTCGGATATAGATTACATAAAAATGTAGTTGCAAACCTACCCAAGAAAGCAAATCAGCTCATAGGATCGTATCTCTTTGATTTTCAATTTGAAAATAATCTACACGAATGTCCTTACATGGAGTTAACAGACATGTTTAATATTGACGAAATACTCAATAACATTTGATTCTAATATATTTATTATCAAATGTGACGTAGTATGAAAGTTTGCGGACCTCCTAACCTAGTTATATCAGGCCAAGCGGTTTTAACACTTGGAAGAGCAGACGATACTGCTATAGAGGGCGCTATATGGTATAATAAATTATTACAGAAAGTACAGTATACCGGGCTTGGTAATGGAGCATGGGCGGCAGGCGGTGCTTTAATCACTGCTAGAAACGGGCTCGCCGGAGCAGGTACTCAAAACTCAGCCCTCGCATTCGGGGGTAGTACTCCAACAGTAGTATCTTGTACAGAAGAGTATAATGGATCATCTTGGGCAGCAGGCGGAGCTTTAATTACCGCTAGATATCTTTTAGCTGGAGCAGGTACTCAAAATGCTGGTCTCGCTTTCGGAGGTGGTATACCAACTATAGTAGCTTGTACTGAAGAATATAACGGAACAGCCTGGTCGACAGGTACTACTTTAATTACAGCTAGATTTAATTTAGCAGGAGCAGGAACACAAAATGCGGGGCTTGCTTTTGGAGGATATGCCGGAACTCCGGTTAGTAGTAACGTATCCTGTACGGAAGAGTATGACGGATCTAATTGGTCGGCCGGTGGAGCAATGATTAATGCCCGATGTATTCTAGCAGGAGTAGGTACACAAAATGCTGGTCTTGCATTTGGCGGACAGAACGGACCTATACTATCATGTACAGAAGAATATAACGGAACTAATTGGTCGGCAGGCGGCGCTATGATTATTGGCAGGAGAACACTAGCTGGTGCAGGGACACAAAATGCAGGTTTAGCCTTTGGAGGTACAACTCCAAATGAGGCTTGTACAGAGGAATACAATGGTATATCATGGTTAGCAGGCGGCGCATTAATTACCGGTAGAGGTAGTTTAGCAGGCGCAGGTACATTTGCTAAAGCTCTTGCTTTTGGAGGAGATCCAAATGTAGCATGCACAGAAGAATACAATACAGTACCAGTCATATGCTGCTTCTAAAATATTTATAATAGAAAGGACAACACCACATATCAATGAACATAGATAATTCAAATTTAGTCATTACAGGATCGGCAGTACTGATACTTAATACAGTATCGAATACAACTACTGCTGGTAATATGTGGTTTAATCCTACATTAGGAAAAATACAGTTTACATTTGGATCAGGGAATAGTACATGGTCGGCAGGCGGTGCATTGATTACCTGTAGGACAGAAGGAGCAGGAGGGGCAGGCACACAAAATGCAGGTTTAGTATTTGGAGGAGGGGATGGTGGACCTAATCCTTTAAGAAATACAGAAGAATATAACGGAACATCGTGGGCAGCAGGCGGTAATTTAATTACGTGTAGATTTGGAGTAGGTGGAGCAGGAATCCAAAACGCAGGCCTTGCTTTTGGGGGAAATAATCCTTCAATTAATGTAGGAACATGCACAGAAGAATATAATGGATCTTCTTGGTCAGCCGGCGGCGCTTTAATTAATGGTACATCTCAATTAGCGGGAGCGGGAACTCAAAACGCAGCATTAGCCTCTGGAGGTACTTCATATGTATCGTGCACAGAAGAATATAACGGAACTTCGTGGTTAGCAGGCGGTGCTTTAATATTCGGTAGAGAGTCGTCAGCAGGAGCAGGAACACAAAATGCAGCTCTTTCTTTTGGTGGACAAGGATATACTTGTACAGAAGAATATGACGGATCAGCATGGGCTACAGGCGGTGCACTGATTAACGGTGTTACTAAATTAGCAGGTGCAGGAAGCCAAAATGCAGGTCTTGCATTTGGCGGATCACCGGGATATGCCTGCACGGAAGAATATAACGGAACTGTATGGTCGACAGGCGGTGCTTTGATTACTGGTAGACAACAATTAGCAGGAGCAGGAACACAAGCTAGCGGACTTGCTTTTGGAGGGAGTCCATCTGGAGCATCATGCACAGAAGAATACAACGGAATATCAATATGTACAATCCCAGAATAAACAATAAAAACATCAACAATACAACATGTTAATTAACGGCCCTAATTTAACACTTTCAGGTACTGCAGTTTTGGTGCTTGGTAAAACACCAACACCAGAGATTGAAGGCAGTATGTGGTATGATGAAGATGAGGGGAGAGTTAAATATACCGGACCGCAAGCTTGGTCAACGGGTGGCGCTATGATTTACGCTAGGTTCGAATTAGCAGGAGCAGGTACACAAAACGCAGGTCTTGCTTTTGGAGGGAGGGCACTCCCCCCTGTCAACAGTGTATCTTGTACAGAAGAATATGATGGAACTTCTTGGACAGCGGGTGGTGCTTTAGCTAGTGCTCGACATGGATTAGCAGGAGCAGGAACACAAAACGCCGGACTTGCTTTTGGAGGTTTTTACTCACCGTATGTACTTAGATGTACAGAAGAATATGATGGATCATCATGGTCAGCAGGAGGTGCTTTAATTACTGGTAGATATTACTTAGCAGGAGCAGGAACACAAAATGCCGCTTTAGCTGTTGGAGGAGACAGCCCATATGGAGCATGTACAGAAGAATATGATGGATCATCATGGTCAGCAGGAAGCGCGTTAATTACCGCTAGAAAATATTTAGCAGGAGCAGGTACACAAAACGCTGGGCTTGTTTTTGGAGGAGAAGATAACGCTTCAATTGTCTCTTGCACAGAAGAATACAATGGATCTGCTTGGTCAGCAGGCGGTGCTTTGATTACTGCTAGATTTGCTTTAGCAGGAGCAGGAACACAAAACGCCGGACTTGCTTTTGGTGGACAAGGATATACTTGTACAGAAGAGTATAATGGATCTACTTGGACAGCAGGTTGTGCTTTAAGTACTGCTAGATATGCATTAGCAGGGGCAGGTACACAAAATGCAGCTCTTGCATTTGGGGGCATTACCGGACCAACAGAAGTAGCATGCACAGAAGAATATAGTTATATAGTCTGTACTTTATAAAAAAGTTTTGAAAACATAAAAAATTTAGTTATATTTAAATTAAGTTATGAGACAAAAAATATTTTATCAAAGCTCACTTCCTAGAGCCGGTTCAACATTACTACAAAACCTCATTGGACAAAATCCTGATTTTCATGTTACGCCTACCTCCGGTATGATTGATCTAGTACTAGGTGCTAGAATTGGTTATAACGGAAACAAAGAAGCATACGCTGGGGATAAAGAAATGTGGCGTGACGGGTTTTATGCCTTCTGTAGAGAGGGACTAAGAGGTTATATCGAAAATTTAACTGACAAGCCTTACATTCTAGACAAAAATAGAAATTGGGGTTCTGTTTACTCCTTAGTGAATAACATTTATCCAAATCCTAAAATGCTATACATGGTAAGGGATTTGAGAGCGGTATTTGCTTCTATGGAGAAAAAATTTAGAGCCAATCCCGATAGAGATCAGGGTGAAATAGACAATGCTAAATTAACGGGTTTAACTACACAGCAGCGAGTAGAAAAATGGGCCGTAGGACATCCAATAGGGCATGCAGTACCAAAGCTATATCAAGCAATACTTGATAAGACAGCTCAAAACTTTCTTATTATTAGATATGAGGATCTCTGCACTAAACCAGAGGCAATGATGCAGAGTATCTATCAATATCTTGAAGTACCTTATTACCAACATAACTTCAGCCATATACCTCAAATCACAGTAGAAGATGATACCGTACACGGTATTTATGGCGATCATACAATTAGAAATACATTAGGTGCTCTACCTGATGATTCAAGAGACATATTAGGCGATTACACCTACGAATGGATCTACAACAGTCACAAATGGTTCTTTGACATATTCGGTTATAAAAAATGATTATAGTATTATTCGGACAGCCCCACTGCGGTAAGTCTACCCTGGCAAAAAAATTAGTAAACGAACAGTGTTTCGGTGAATACTGGAATATTGACGGAGATGAACTGCGTGAAATCTTTAAAAACAAAAATTTCAGTAGAAAAGGCCGTATTCAAAATCTGAATAGAGCCAGTGATATTGCTCACTACATGAATAGTATAGGTAGTGACGGTATTATTCTATCTCTCGTATATCCTTATAAAGAAGCACGTAACTACCTTAAGAATCTGACCGACGATGTTAAGTGGATATACTTGACCTACGAAGGGGAAAGAGGGAGAGAAAAATTTCACGTGCAAGATTTTGAAATACCAGAAAAAGAACGTATATTACATTTAGACACGTCTAAGTTATCAATATCCGAATGCGTAGATGCAATAAAACGCTATACTAATGAAGAACTACCTAGCTAAAGCAGAACATAAGTCCGGAGAGTGGGCAATGTTCATCGGGAGATGGCAGCCCTGGCATTCTGGGCATAGATGGTTAATTGATCAAGCTCTCGAAGAAGGAAAAAAGGTACTTCTCTGTATTCGCGATGTCCCTGTTAGCGAGAAGAACCCGTGGACGGCTCAAGAGATTCTTATGAACCTATCGAGCGAACTAAGAGATCTCCTAGAAACAGGAAAATTACATATCATGAAAATTCCCGATATCGAATCGGTTAATATCGGAAGAGGAATAGGCTACGACGTAATAGAACATGTACCTCCTCAAGAGATCCATGATATATCTGCAACCAAAATCCGTGAACAAATGAAACAGGAGGGAAAATTATGATAGACGTAAAAGTAAGGTGGAATACCCAGTGTAAGGATAATCATAGCTTTTGGCGAATACTAGTCGACGGACAAGAACGTATTTGCTCAAATGTTATCTTTCAACTCCCTGTACATACAACCCGAGATACAGTCTGGGATTCGATTAGGAATCAAGAAGTTGAAAAACACCACGTAAGCTGTACTGCAGTAGAGGTAATTTGGAAGGGAGATGTAGTAATAGTAAGATGATAGTTGAAAGAAAACGACATATAGCAAAAACCGTAAGCTATCGAGTTATCAGCACTCTAATTGGCTTTATAATAATGTGGGGAGTATCAGGTTCAGTCAAAATAGGTGCGGCATTTGGTATCGCCGAACTAGTCTATAAGCCTATTCAATACTATATACACGAAAGGATATGGTATAGGTGGATTAATTACGGACTTAGGAAAGAAGAAGATAGAAAGGTTTAATTCTGCAAGTTTAGTAGATATTTATATATTAGATCCCATAGATTCAATACTATTTATTACCAAATAACTAAACCATGGTACTTAGTAAGATCATCAACAAGTTGAAGAGTCTTTTCATTAAGCCTGAGCCTGAAGTTGAGACCCCTGTTCTAGAAGTACAGCCTGCTGAAGTCAAAAAACCACGTAAGAAAGCAGCCAAAAAAGTTACAAAATAAATAAAACATGGAAAAACAGACATTATCTCCAGAAGAGTTACAAGAGTTTCAAAACAACAGACAAGAGGCCGCTCGTCTAGCGGCAATTCTAGGTGAGTTACATTTTCAAAGAACTCTACTTGATCTCGAATTAGAGAACCTAAAAGAAGCTATTAAATCTAATGCACTTAAACAGCGCGTGCAACTTAAACAGCTTGGAGAAAAGTACGGTGATGGCAGTATTGATCCCGAAACTGGAGATATCTCTCCGCTTCCTGCATAAGTGAGTACTCCTTGGGAATAAATTAGGTTTTGCCTTTATGGACTGATATTTATTACTAGAAATAAATTATTAAAATGGCAGAAGCATTAATTTCACCAGGTGTATTCCTAAGAGAAAACGACCTTTCCCAGGTAACTGCAGGTCCAGTAACAGTAGGAGCCGCCTTAATCGGTCCAACCGTTGTAGGTAGACCTAATATCCCAACACTCGTAACTTCCTATTCTCAGTATAAAGCTAGATTCGGAACTACCTTTGTATCTAACAGTAACACCTACGAGTATTTAACTTCGCAAGCCGCTTATAACTACTTCCAACAAGGAGGTACTTCACTTCTTGTAACGAGAGTTGCTAGTGGATCCTATACAGCAGCGACTTCATCCCTTATCCCTTGTAGTCTTGCTGGCGAGACTCCTTTCGTACTTGAAACCCTTTCAGTAGGTACTATTATGAACAATAACCAGGGTGCAACAACAGCACTCAACGGTATTCTACCTTCAGGGTCTATAAATAATATTAGATGGCAAGTTACTCAAGCCGATTCAGCTTCCGGCCTCTTTACTCTTTTGATTAGAAGAGGAGATGATTATACAGCCAACCAAACCGTACTTGAGACTTGGACAAACCTTTCTCTTGATCCTAATCAGAATAACTATATTGCCTACGTAATCGGTGATCAAACCCAAACCGTAGCTACAGATAGCGATGGACAGCAATATTTAGAGATTACCGGTAGCTATCCTAACTCATCATTATATGTACGTGTTAGAAACGTTAACCTACCGACTCCTAACTACCTAAATCCACAAGGCCGTCCTTATGCCGCCTACACCGCCTCAATTCCTTTGAACGGTAGCGGATCTCAAAACGGTGCTTTCGGTGGTGCTGTAGGTCCCTTGTACGGTTGTTTCGGTCTTGCTCCATTGAACTTATTCGAGCAAATCCCAACTATAACTTCAGTAGGTTCTAACTCAGCAACAAATATTCAAGGTGTATTCCCTGACAATTACGCTACTGCTATCAATTTGCTGGCCAATCAAGACCAGTACGTATATGATTCGATATATGCTCCAGGTATCACAAATCAAAACGCTACCTCAATAATCAGTAGCCTTCTTGCAATGGTTCAGAATCGTGGAGATGCTATTGCAGTAGTTGATATGGTTGGATATAATCAAGCCATTAACCTTGTAACTACAGCAGCGCAGTCTTACGACAATAGCTATGGTGCTACATATTGGCCATGGTTACAGGTTCGCTCAATCGAAACCGGACGTCTGAACTTCGTACCTGCTTCAGTAATTATCCCCGGAGTATACGAGTACAACGATAAGGTATCAGCTGAGTGGTTTGCACCCGCTGGTCTAAATCGCGGAGGTCTTCCAACTGTAATCCAGCCTGAAAGACGTCTAACTGTAGGTCAACGTAATACATTATATACAGGTCGCGTTAACCCAATCGCAGTATTCCCCGGTCAAGGTACAGTAGTATATGGACAAAAGACACTACAAGCTCGTGCTTCTGCACTAGATAGAGTGAATGTACGTCGTCTATTGATCGCCCTTAAGAGCTATATCGGTCAGATTGCCCAGACTTTGGTATTCGAGCAGAATACAGCCGTTACACGTAATCGTTTCCTATCTCAAGTTAATCCATATCTTGATTACGTACAACAGCGTCAAGGTCTATATGCCTTCCGTGTAGTAATGGATGAGACCAATAATACACCAGATGTAATTGACCGTAACCTTCTTGTAGGTGCTATTTACCTACAGCCTACTAGAACAGCTGAATTCATTCAACTTGATTTCAACATCTTACCAACCGGTGTTACGTTTGGTGCATAAAATAAAAAATAACTCTAGATGAAAAATAACACAAAAGTTAGATTGCATTTATCAAAGCAATTGTTCGAATCACTTGCCAAGCAGGTATTGACTGAAGCCAAAGGTGATATGTCAGGCGGTGCTTATACCGAGGCCGTTAAAACACCTAAAGGTGAGAAGAAAGAAAAAGCACCTAAAGAAGAGGCTAAAGCCGATAAAGGAGCAAAAGCTGAAAAGCATAGCGATAAGAAGGTAAGACCGGAAGCGCTAAATTTGTCTAAGAATGATCAGCCTAACATGGTGTATAACATAAGTGATTTCAAGAAAAAGCTTCTTGATCTAGCCAGGCAAGTAAGCCTTATGAAGGGCCTCGATAGCTCTGAAATCGGCGCAATAATCGCACTTCTAGACGACGTAATCGATAAGGTACAGAAGGGAAGTATCGTCAATCCTCTTAAAGCCGCAACCAAAACGTTTAAGGCAACTACTGGTGGTGTAAAGAAAGAGATGGAGACCATTACAGCTGAAGGAGATGAGATAAATGAGCTTGACCCCCAAACTATGAGTGCTATGCAGCAAGGATTTACGCACTTACCTCCTGGAGGTGTTTTAGCTCAATTGACTGATTACCTTCCTGTTCTAATTGCCGCTTTAGGAGGCGCTGTTGCTCTAGGAGGTAAACTTAAAAAAGCAGGCGTTTCAGATAAAGACGCAGCTAAAGCAGTAGAAGCAGCAAAAAAAATAGAGAAGGAAGCTAAGTAATAGGTTCTGTACTAATAGATATTTATATAAAACAAGAATAAAATGCCAGTACTAGATCCAAATGAAATAATGTTCACGGCCTATGAACCAACGGTTCAGAACCGGTTTATCATGTATATTGACGGCATTCCTTCTTTCATGATTAAGAGTGCTACAGCACCCAATATCAACTTGAATGAGGTAAAGCTAGACCACATTAATATCTACCGGAAGATCAAGGGTAAGGCCGAATGGCAAGATATGACCCTTAACCTTTACAATCCTATCTCTCCTTCTGGACAGCAGGCCTGTATCGAGTGGATACGTTTATCACACGAATCCGTAACTGGACGTGACGGATATTCTGACTTCTATAAAAAGGATTTGAATCTATCAATCCTTGGACCTGTAGGCGACGTGGTTTCTGAGTGGATTATTAAGGGAGCTTTCGTTAAGACTGCAAACTTCGGATCTTACGATTGGTCAAATCAAGACGCAATTACCATAGAATTAGGTATCGGAATGGATTACTGTATCCTCAACTATTGATATCTCATTGATTCTCAACACATTAGAAGCCGCCTAAAAAGCGGCTTTTTTTATGAATCTTACAGAAACCCTAATATTCATAACTCATTGATTCTCAATAAGATATATCACTGTAAAAAGTTGTTTCCTATGGGGTTATCCGTTATATTTAGGTATAAAAATCAATGTTATGTTTGACTTTATGGACAGAATTACGGCCTACGATGTAGGAGTTATTATCGGGCTTTTTATAGCCTTCTTTATGGTTAGGTTTATATGGTTTGTGTGTGTTATGGTTAAGTGCGGTATTGAGAAGATAGTTATGAAAGTATTAGGGTGGCTAGGTCTAGAAAGTACTGCTTTCGGCCAGTTTGTAGGAGCCTTCTTCCGTAGACTAGGTAACCTTATGACTAGGTTTAAGTGGACTGACCCTAAGTATGATTTCAATAGAAGCTCTTACGAGTCTCTTGATGCAATGTATAACGGAACCTGGACCTCGGAGTTAGAGGCCGAGATTAGTAGACGAGATAATATGAGAGAGGTTTGGGATAATATTAGAGTATCTATTGTATGGATCCTTGTATTTATTGCAGTTACTATCTACGCCGACCCCTGGAACTGGAATTTGTTCTAGAATAGGTAAAAAAACTCATACTTGATATATTTATGTATATATAACATAAATCAAGATTATGAGTACACAAACCAAGTTATCGCTACCTACTGAAACAGTAGAACTCCCTTCCAAAGGGCTTTTGTATCCCTTAGATAACCCTTTATCCTCAGGGGTTATTGAAATGAAGTACATGACAGCAAAAGAGGAAGATATCCTCTCTAACCCAAACTATATAAGGCAGGGTACAGTTTTCGATAAGTTACTTAACTCACTTATCGTTTCTAAAATCAACTACGACGATCTAACTGTAGGCGATAAGAACGCAGTTCTAATAGCGGCCCGTATCCTTGGTTATGGAAAAGATTACCACGTTAAAATGGCACATCCTGTAACCGGAGAGGATGAAGCGATCAGTATCGATCTCTCTACTTTAAAGAATAGAGATGTAGATTACAGTACATACAGTAACATTAACGAATTCACATTTACTCTTCCAGCTTCTCAAAACGAAATTACTTTTAAAATTCTCACACACGGAGATGAAAGAATCATCGAGGAAGAACTAAAGGGCTTGAAAAAAGCTAATTTATCTGCCGAAGTAACTACAAGATTAAAACAAACAATCATTGCCGTTAATGGCGATAGAGATAAGAAGACTGTAAGGGATTTCATTGATAACTACCTTCTAGCAACAGATGCTAGAGCCTTCAGAGATCATATAAAAAAGATATCTCCTGATTTAGACCTCACTTTTACTTTCGTCGGCTCCGACGGCTACACACAGGAGGGTGTAGAGATACCATTAAATATTTCCTTTTTTTACCCTACCGCCCGAGTATAGATCAGATTTATTCCGACAAATACACGAGATAGTTTTCTTTGGTAAAGGAGGCTACGACTGGGACACGGTCTATAATATGCCTATCTGGCTACGTAGATTTACGTTCAATAGTATGAACGAATTTTACGAAAAAGAACGTGAAGAATATAATAAAGCAGCCGGTAAAGGAGAAATGATTACCGAAAAGACTAAATCGTTTAAATCTCCTATTCCAGATGCTATAGCAAGTAAACCCGTCTATAAGTCGAAAGTAAGTAGACCTGATGTACCTAATCCTACTCAAAGCACACCTATATATACTAGCAAAGCAGGTAAAAAATAACTGTTATTCATATTTATATCTATAGATAAAGTATGGCTAGAAGAAGAGCAAGATTTACACGTGGAGCTGGTACTGGCGCAACTGGCGGCGGAGCTGGAGGCACTACACCGCCTCCTGGACCTACTGGCAGCAACGCCAATACTACCGAAGCCGAAAAACTCAATGCCGTATTCGGTACAATGAGAGATACGCTAAGAGCAATTAGCAGTATCATTGGAGATGATATGAGAGATGCTCTCCAGGGCCTTGATATCGATACTCAAAAAGTAGGTAAGAGTATTGCCCGAGATTTTACAAAAGAGCTAAGAAATGCAGTAAGTGAAACTAATAAGTTAAAAGATAAAAACAAAGACCTCCTAAAAGACCTCTCATCTGTTGCATCGGTAGAAAAGGCGATTCTAGCAAACAAACAAAAACAAGAAAGGCTAGCTGAACAGTTATTTGATTTTGAATTATTGATAAAAGGTACAGCAGCCGAGCATAGTCAAGCAGCAAGTGATATAAGGAATAGTTACTGGAATGCATTGGAAGCAATAAAGATGCAAGGCGCAGAATATGATAAGTTACTAAAAAAAGCAAAACGTTTTGAAACCTCAATGGGAGGTCTAGCTGTTGTCATGAAAACAATAGGAGGGCTACCTTTCATAGGCCCTCTAATATCCCAGCTAACAAAAGGTGAGAAAGTCCTAGAGGCGATGAAAAAGAAAGCCGAAGAAGGCGGCTCTAAAATGGAAGTCTTCGCTGAAGGTTTGATGCAGCTCGGAACCAATTTCGGAATTGGTATGCTAGGTTTGCTTGCAAAAGGATTTGAAACTCTTGTAAAGCTCGCAATACAGTTCAATCAAAAGGCATTCGATTTTGCTAAGAATCTAGGAGTATCAGTAAGCGAGGCAGGAAAATTACATGGCCAGTTAATGGCGATTGCACATAGCAATTTCTTACTTTCGAAAGAGGTTACCGAAACGTACTCCCAGTTAACAAATACTTTTGGATTTTTAGTACCTGCCAATAAAGCATTTGCTGAAACCGCTGCATTAGTTCAAAAACGTATCGGTGCTTCAGCCGACCAAATGGCTGCACTAGCAACAGCTTCTGCTATTTCAGGCAAGAAGTTAAACCAAACTTACGGTATTTTGCAGGCTAGTGCAAAGATAGAAGGAGCAAGAAATAAGCTAGCCCTTACACAAAGACAGATATTAGACGGTATTGCTAAAACTAGTGCAACCGTACTAATGAATTTTAAAGGAGATATAGAAGCCTTAAGTGCAGCTATAGTTAGAGCTACAAAGTTAGGAACTACTCTAGAACAAGTTAATAAACAAGCTAGCAGTCTCTTAGATTTTGAATCAAGTATTAGTAGTGAAATAGAAGCCTCTGTTATAACGGGACGTGAAAGTAATTTAATTAACGCCAGAAACCTAGCTCTTACCGGTGATACTGCCGGTCTTATGGAAGAGTTAAATAAGCAGATGTATACTTATGACAAGTTCATGAATCTGAATGTTATTGCAAGAGATGCGGAAGCAAAGAGGATAGGATTAACATCAGAAGAGTATGCAAAGATATTATTACAGCAAAAACAAGTTTTAGAGTTAGGAGGAAAAGAAGGTGAGTCGCTATCTAAGAGGTACGAAACCTTGATGAAGACTGAAGAGGGGCAAAAACGATTGAGCAAAGTACTCTCTCAGCAGGAGCTAAGTGATCTAAAGAGAGCATCCATTCAAGATAAGTTCAATACTACAGTAGAAAAGTTTAAAGAAATTTTAGGAAGTACCTTACAAGGACCTGTTATTGGAATACTTGAAAAGTTAATCAGCTTTGTTAACAATACTGAAAAAATGAAAAACATAGCTGACAAGATTAAAAACGTTTTCATAGGAATAGCCGATGTTTTAAAGAATATTCCAGCTATCATGAATGGCATTATACAGGCTGCAAAAATATTAGCAATGCTATCAGTTGCTACAGCAGTAGCAAGAGTCGTGATGGCAGCCGGCATGGGCGGTATTCCTGGCCTAGCAACTGGACTCATAGTTGCAGGCGGAGTAGGCATGTATCTAGAAGGATTGGTAGATAAAGCTATGTCAGGGATGACTGGAGGCGGAAATACACCTACTGTAGGAACCCCGAATCCCTCAATGGCAGCACCGGTAAACCCTGCTACCGCCGCCGCAGAAACGAGTAGAGTTAGTAGAGGAGCAGGAGCAGGAGCAGCAGTAGACAGAGCAACAGCAAGCAATAATCCCGGTAACGTCTACCTAGATAAACAAAAGGTAGGTCAAATACTCTTCGGACAAACACAAGATCAAATATACGGTTTAGGTATGGCATAAATAATAAAACTATGTTAGAGCAAATAACAAGATCAACACTAAGCAAAAAAGGGCAAACTAATCCCTCGGGAATTTTTGAAGGCGTTCCTGCAAATGTTGCAGCCTCAATAAGAGGTTCATCAGTACCTTTGAACTCTCCTGCAATACCTCCTATTCAAAACCCTATAGATGTTACGTATAATGCAAAACCGCAACCGACTTACATTGACTATGTAAAGTCGTCAAACAAACGTTAACATGCCTTTAATTAATTTCAGAACTGATTTAACTAGTCTACGCTATGGCGCAGATAGACCTGGTGGGGGTAGTAGCAACCAGCCTTACATGCAGTTTCCGATAGACAATGCTAGTACACCTTCGCAAATAAGGGCCTTTTACGAGATCAATAGAACGTCGTTAGATTATCCGGTGAGGGGAGGTGCAATTACGCAGTTATTAACTGGCGGGACAGGAATTATAACCTCAACTATCGACAGACAGAGGATAGAGAAGTTTTTCAATGATGCACCTCGCGGTACTGCGTTTATAGAAAAGCAGCGCGGATTACAATTAACTAATCCAAGAATGCAAGTACCTAATGCAACAGCGATAGGTGCAGATTCTATAGCTAATATAGGAATAGTTAATTCATTTATCCCTGTAACTAATGTTTATAACCCTATAAACACATTAGCTCAAGTTCAAGTTCAAGGTACAGGAGCTCACTTTAACAGACACGGTGTAGCACCTAACCTCTATGAAAATCCACGGCAGACGTATGCATACATCGCCGGTGCACCGCAAAACAATACTGCTGCCACTAACAGACTCTCTATTTTAAGGGCATTAAAAATTGTAGGAAATACAAATTTTTTAGTTAATCCTGATTTAATAGGAGGTGTAGGAGTAGATCCTACCTTAGTTGACAGGATGGGTATCTCACCAATACAATCTCAGTTATTTAATTACATTGGCGGACCAGGATCAGTATACGGGATAGGAAATACTAGAATATTCCGGTATACAGACACTAATGTAACTAAGTTAAGTCAAACTAATGCCGATCCTAAATTCACCGTAGGAGACGCAAAAGGGGTAGCGTATTCAGCTATTGCATTAACCTATCAACAATTAGCAACTCAGGGAACTGATACTAGAACTCCTGTTCAACAGCCAATCCAAGATTTCAGAGCACAGACCAATGAAAACAACCCGATAATTCCGTTTTCTAATTACGAAGCATTTAATATAACAAAGACGCTAGGAATAGGTAGTCCTGGTGCACCTAACTCAAGAGTATCTTATATTTCTAGAGGTAATAGAGTAGGAGAAGATGTCTTGAATATGCTATTTCCTTTTGCTGTAACAGGTAATCAAGATCCCTGGGCTACTGGTGGATCGCAGACTAAGGATATTATCAAATTTGCTTTTGAGTGTATTGATAATACCGATCCAACTCAAGCAATAGCATTAGTTTTTAGAGCATTTTTAGAAGGATCAATAACCGATAATAATCAAGCCTCGTATAATACTTTTAAATATTTAGGTAGAGGAGAGACTTTTAGAACATACCAAGGTTTTGACAGAAGTATTGGATTTACCTTTAAAATGTTTGCACAGAGTAGACAGGAAATGTTACCGATGTATACGAAGTTGAATCAATTAATGTCGCAAGTATATCCTGACTACTCTCCTGACTACGGAATAATGCGAGGAAATGTTGTAAAACTGACTATTGGAGATTATATTTACAGAATGCCTGGTTTTATTGAGAATATCAACATAACTATAGATAATTCCAACACTCCCTGGGAGATAGTTTTAAATCAATATCTAGGACAGGGTGTAGCGGAAAACGACGTTAGAGAGTTGCCCCATATGGTAGCTATACAATGTACCTTCAAGCCTATAATGGATATACTACCGAGAAAAGTAAGTAAAGATAATCCGTGGGTACCGTTGATAGTGAACAAAGACCATTATTTAGATCCAGCAGCAACTACCAATGATTTGAAACAAACGCTCGCTACTAACAGTCTCCCTGTAGCGCCAGCCGTCGGTGTACAAACTCCGACTCAGGTAGATACTCAAGGACAAGATGCCGATCTACTATCTCAAGCAGAATTCTTTCAATCTCTAACTAGAAGAGATATAAGGAGGGCTGCTAGATTAGAGCGGAGACAGAGTAGACAGCAGACAAATAACGGAGGTTAACTCATAAACTTGCGTAGAAAAAAGTAATATGCAATCAAGATATCAATACATACGGACAACAAAACTAGACGTAACAGGGAGTCTTTACTATGAGACTAATTTTTATCCGGTAATACCTCCTACAGATTCTGACTACTATTTTATAACAACTATCAATGATAGGTTAGATCTAATAGCCCTTGATTTTTACCAAGATAGTAGTCTATGGTGGATCATAGCTTCTGCAAATGCACTTCCGGGAGATTCTATCTACCCCCCTATTGGTATACAGCTTAGAGTTCCAGCCGATATTAAAATAGTGTTGAATAATTACAATCTAATTAATAATGGCTAATATTAAGTTATCGAACGTTATAGGCGCTCCTTTTCCTGATTATGTCCTACAGCAGCTAGCAATTAGGGCAAACCGTAATGCTGCTCAAACAAGAGACATTCAAGATGTTTTATTTGTAGCCAATAAAAGTGCATGGGCACGCCTTGTATCATCAGTTAATATCAATGGTGATCAGGCCGACTTAGTTAAGTTCTACGATAATTTAAAACTCGGTAATATACAGAGTCTTGATCCTGATGCTCTAGCTAAAAACTGGATTCTCGAAGCCGGTACCTCTATACAAGGATCACAGAGAGATGCATTATTTAATCCTGAAGGATTAACATTAAGACAGGGAATTGGTCCTGAAGGAGCTTACGGGCTAGGAGGAACCGCAGAATTAGGGTATAGACCTATGCCAGGTCTTACGTCTATACAAGTAGAGACCTTAGGGAGACTCGGATCTCTAAGACAGGCCACTATCAGTTTCAAGGTATGGAATATAAATCAATTGAACGTTGTTGAAGCTCTTTATTTTAGGCTAGGATACTCAATGCTACTGGAGTGGGGTCATACGCAGTATTTTAATAATATCGATACTACAACTGGCCGCTTTACACCTGAAGGAGTTTTTGTTACAAATGAAATTTACGGTATTCCCGATCCTTTTTCCGCAACTCCTAATAGAAGAAAACTAGAGATACAACAAGAAATCGCAAGAAAGTCAAGAGAGACGTCCGGCAATTACGACGGAATGCTCGGGGTTGTATCTAATTTTAATTGGGCGTTTAACCAAGAAGGCGGATACGACTGCACGGTAAGAATAATAGGCCCTGGCGCTATAATGAATACGGTAAGGGTGAATCAAGCTTATCAGTTACCAGAAGGAGATATTAAAAGGTTTCTAAGGAATCAGGAAATATTAAAGAAAAGACTACAGCAGATAGAGGCAAATCAAAGAGCGTTAGCTGATAAACTAGCCTCTGCAACAGGTGGCGCCGGCGGAACTAGTACTGGAGCACCGCCTCCTGCACCTACTAGTTTTGCAAAACTTAAGGAATATCTAGTAACTTACGATGGAGCTGATCCAGCACTAGAGCTCTATAATAATCCAGATTATAGTGTCATCGGCTATGATTTTTTACCAAGTGGAGGCGATATTAGACAGAATGAAAGCTTTGCAACATTTAATACTCCAAGTCGCCCTAACGTAACAACTACAACACGAGATAAAAGACTACAAGTAGATAAGGCCTATAGCGGGTTGTATATAAGATACCTCAACGCACCGTTCGGTAACATTTCGCTTGGTAGAGATAATACAGTTTCTGCTGTTTTAGTTCCTGAAATCTTCGAGAGATTTGGCAACGCAATTACAGTGACAAACAACACTATTGGCGCAAACAATCTATTCGGCACCGATCTAACTAATCGGACCAGACAAATACTAAATGATGCAGGAATTAACGTATCCCCCGGGGTATTTCAACTAGCACAGGATTTAATATATGATGTTAGAACAGGTAATGCGCCTGCAGGTCTCAGCGCTCCTGATTATAAAGTAGCTGAAGCAAGAGATATTAACGGTAGACTTAATGGAGATAGAAAAAACTTTTTCTTAGCAAAAAGAGTGAGCGGATCACCAGGTTTACTGTATTTTTCTGGTGAAATTAGTGCTGTATCTGTTGACGGCAATACAGAGGCCGATTTCCCTCCAACTAGAAAAGCAATAATTCAAGCATTAGAGCAATACATTACTAACGGCAATTCTGGACAAGGAGTTAATGCTAACATAACTAGTATCAGGAAAGCAGTACCGGCACCGATCAACATATCTGATGTAGCCACAAGCGTTGGTTTTTCCGGAGCCGCTAGAGGTCTACTAGCACTCGCCAGTGCAGCAGAGTCTTTATTTAGAACTGCACTTTCTCAATTAGGCTTTACTAACACTCCTACTCCCGTCTCAGGTAACCCCGACGGAGTGATAATAGACGGAACGATAAGATTAGATGACGTAGTGGTGCCGTATGCAGGCACTAACTCCGCTTTCGCATCTCAAACACGTAAGTACACTATTTTTATCAAGTATGAAACTAATAATCTCCTACTGTTCAGACCAGCACCATCCTTAGCTACTCCTACTAATAAAAAAGGAAGCGGTAGTGGAGCAGACGGAGGAGGATCGGCGGTAAAAAACACTGTAAGTGATACACAAAAAGACCGGTCTGATGGATTTCAATCTGCACTACATGCAATGTTAACTATAGTTCAAGCTGAAGTGCAGGCTAGAGCAGATGAAAAGAAAAGTGTTGCTTGGCTGTCTATAGACAAAAGCACAACTTATAAGAACATCGTTAATAACTTTTTTGCAAAAGGTATACTTAACGGCGTACTAGATCCAACCAGTGTAACAACAAATCCAGATTTAAAGTATGCACTGAAAGGCTTTAACGCTAATTTAATGCTTGATCCTAGCCTTTTAAGTCAAATACCGGATGTAGACTTTGTTGAACTTACAAAAGCATTTATAGTAAGGTACGATCAAGATCTTGATGATGGCATACCGGACACAGTTCGCTGTCCTGTGTACATTAGTTTCGGCTTTCTACTGGCGTTTTTAGCTAATATGTGTATAGTTTATGATTCTACGAGACTTTTAAGAGATATTCCTCCAGGTAACAGTAACGATCAAAGACCGTACTTCTATATTGATTTTAATCCAAAAACAAACTTATGCTTAACTTTTCCTCAGCAATTTTCCGTTGATCCATTTGTATGTTTGATTCCTTTTAGTGCAACAGACAGTGAATATAAAAGCATTTTTCCATCTGCTACTCTTGCTGGTGCAGGCTTGAAATTTAATCCACAGAAGACTAACCCGCTGCTTGAAAAATTGACTGAAGCTAAGTATAACTTTCAGTCAGATAGTGCAAATAGGGGAGAGATAATGAAGATTCTTTTAAACGTTGATTACCTGCTGAATTTGTTATCTGAATTTCAATATTCTGATCCTGAACATGCAGTTAATTTACAGCCTTTCATAGAAAGAATCTTAGTGGATGTCGGAAAAGCAACCGGAAATGCTAATTACTTTAGGTTGGTTTATAGAGACGATGCAAACACTGCACAAATTCTCGACTATCAAATATGTCCAAGATACCAAAGTCCTTTCGCTCAAGAAACCACTATGACTGATCGGACAGCTTATAACAACAATAGAAGGAGTACTGATCTAGACACTAGGATTACATCCGGGGAGCTTCCAGTTTTTGGCAGCGGAAGTTTAGCACGTGAGTTTCAATTGAAAACTACAATATCTACTAATCTAGCAAAGATAATCGCTATATCAGCATCTCCTGCAACTGGATCAATCAATGCAACAGATCATTCTTCTTTTAGTACGTTAAACGAATTGTACGTAGATAGATATAAACCCTACCCTGGTGATGCAGCAAGCGTACAAGCAGCTGCGAATACGAATACTAAAGGTAGTTCAACAAAAGCCAATGATGTAAAAGCGGCAGAGTTTTTTGACAAGCATACGATAAACATTAATTCAAGTTTTAAAGTAGCTAAAAGTGACATTGAACAGGCTAAAAATTATTATATTGAACGGATTTCGAAAGTAAAATCAGGACTGCCTGAAGCCGTAGCAACTGCCCCTATACCCGCTAATGCAGAAATAACTATTGACGGTATTAGCGGAATCTTAATGTATAATGCATTTACGATACCTGAAGAAAGATTACCGATATCGCTGAGAGGATTGAACGGCAATGCTAGATTCGGGTTTATTACTTCCGGCCTGGTCCATACTATTGAGAACAACCAGTGGTTGACTAAACTCACAGGGCAAATGTTCCCGCTAAGAGAAAGCAGCGGTTTAGGTAGATCAGTATTATTCGTTGACTCGAATCAAATCAGCTTAGCCGCCTCTACCGGACCTACACCAGGAACTTTCTCTAGAGTCCCAAGAGGTACTGACTTATTTAGAGGTAATAACGCATCATCCACCTCTGACTATCTCCTAGGGTCTCCAAAAAGAATACCTAATACTCCCGCTCATCCAAATTGGGGCGGCCGTGCAAATACTTGGCCAAACAATAACGCATGGGATTTAGGAGCTAATGCCGGTACCCCCGTATATGCTATTGTTGACGGTACTGTAACTAGTATCTATTTCTCCGAAAATAATGATACGGTGTGGGGATACTCTTTTACGCTAGTAGGAGGAAGAGGATCCTTCTTTTATACACACCTAGATCACGTTACAGTTAAAAGCGGTACAACAGTAAGCCGCGGCGATCTTGTAGGGTACATAGGACTGTTTCCGGATAGTTATGGAACAAGGCTTGTAAACTTCCCGCACTTACACATAGGCGTACAGAACGGAAAGCTAACTAATTATGTAGATTTAACTGGAAAATTTATATAAAATGGGAGTTTTAAGGTATTACCCACTATCACGAGTAGCTCCAAACTTATCAACTAACGGTAACGAGTATGCTACTGCAAATGGAGTACCCTATGCGGGAAGGTACTACAGGCTATACGGAGGAGATGCATATACCGGACCAGATCCGGTTACAGGAACAAACGAGAAATTATATCCTCTAGAGTATTTTAGGAGAGGTGCAGGAATAGCAGAAGGCTTCAATACAATTCCCTATTATAATATAGCTGGCGGACGTCCGGTAGATGCTATTGATGATGCAAGTAGCGCCGACGGCACTCTTACTGAGTTAAAGCCCTACTACCCTATTGTGATAGAGAGCGACTATGAGCTTGGATATTTTACTCGTTATTTTGCAAAAACCGTCAGCGGACCTGGATATATTTTTGAAATATCGCCACTAGACTGGACCAAAATCCAGAACGGAGACATTGCAGCAGAGAATATTTTAGGGTATGAAAGTATAGATATGTTATGGCAGTTAACAGGTCCTTTAGAAGATACACGCGTATCGCAGTATCAAATCAAAGGAGGAATAATAAGTACAAATAGACGTGTGACAGAGAGTAAAGATAGGGTCTTTTCTGGTCTCTTGCAGTATATCGGTGGAGATTATACTAAATTTGCAAGAATTACCTCTTAGTAGTTGTTTATAAGATCGTAATATCTTATCTTAATTAGGTTATAAATAAATGTTATGTATTATATTGTCGAAACGAAAGAGCAGCTTTTAAAATTATCAAGAACAGAAAAGTGTTTCATTGATTTAGTATCTCTTTCAGAGGAAACACATCCCTCACTTACTGCACCCTGTGCACTCTACTACAATGATTTCGAAAAAGGGTATATTTTCCCTATTAATCATTCAGAAGGTTTCTCTTTAAGTCTGGATGAAATCCAGAACTACCTGTTTGATATTCCGACAATCTACCTGCTTGATAAAAAGTGGCATTCGTATTTCCTTTATCTCCCTCAGGCTGTAGATCTATACTTCAACATCTTAGATAAAGACGGTGAGATCAAAGATATCCAATGCTACACCCCCGTTCACCTAGATTTCCACAACAAGTTTAAGTATTCAGAAAATATGAATACACTTATTCCAATTTCAAAGCATTACGAGAAGTGTGAATGTATGTTTGGAGCAGTTAGAGGGTATATTGGGGAAGAGATAAATCTAGAATGGCAAAATAAATACATTCAAGCCTATAAATGGGTAGAAGAACAGGGCCTAACGGTAGATGAAAGGGTTTTTGATAAGTTCTTTGAACCTACATGGAAGGCTAGGTCTATGAAAGATAATAGGATATACACAAGCTATAACCTTTATAACATAACCTCACGACCTACCAATGCTTTTAACGGTATAAACTTCCTGGCCTTTAACAAAGATAACGGATCTAGAGCAGCTTTTGTGCCGCAAAACGACGTTTTAGTGGAATTTGACTTTGACGGATATCACTTGAGGTTAATAGCTAATATGCTAAACGTACCTCTCCCTTCAGACGAATCCATTCACGTGATTTTAGGTAAAGAGTATTTCGGCAAAGAAGAATTAACTCCAGAAGAGTACCAAGAATCCAAGAAAATTACGTTTAGACAGCTCTACAACGGAGTTGAAGAAGAATATAAGCATATAGAATTATTTGATAAGGTTAACTGGCTACTCGAGGCAGGATGGGCTGAATATAAAAGGAAAGGCTTTCTTGAATTACCAAACAAGCGAAAAATAAAGATAGAAAACGCCAATCCGCAGAAGCTTTTTAATTACTATGTTCAATGTCTAGAGACCGTAAACAATGTAAAAAAGTTAATTGATTTACGCGAGTTATTTAAAGGGAAAAAGAGTAAAGTCATCCTGGTAGTATACGATTCAATTCTTATTGATTATTCAACTGAAGACGGAAAAGGATTTTTAAAGCAGATCAAAGATGTTTTGGAAAAGGACAGATATAGGGTGAAAGCACAAAAAGGAGTGAATTATAACTTTTAAACTAATTAAAGATATTTATGAATAAAGGTGCTATGAAATATCGAAAAATTTGGGAGAAAGTTTATGGGAAAATTCCAGTAGATGAAAAAGGTAGGAGTTATGAAATACACCACATTGATGGTAATAGAAATAACAACAGTCTTGAAAATTTACAATGCCTTTCTATAGAAGAACATTATAGATTACATTTAGAGAAAGGGGACTATGCTGCTGCAAATTTAATTGCGAAAAGGTTCGATAAACCGATAGTTAAAGGGTTTGCAGGTAATAGGAAAGGGGCTAAGCTAACCGAAAAACATAAACAAGCCTTATTAAACTCTAGACTAGGATATAAAGCTTCAGAAGAGACTAGAAAAAAGATAAGTAGTAGACTAAAAGGAAGAAAAGCAGCAGAACCTGGGAAAAAAAGAAAACCGCATTCAGAAGAAACAAAACGTAAGATGAGTGAAAAACACAAAGGTAAAAAGTTGTCTGAAGAGGTAAAGCAAAAATTAAGTCTATTAAAAAAAGGAAAAACCTACCCTAAACAGACGTGTTCTTACTGCGGAAAAATAGGAGGAGGTCCTAGAATGAAAACGTACCACTTCGAAAACTGTAAAAATAAAATATTATAACCCTCTGAGTTAGAACCTAGATATTTATTATGGCATACATTGAACTAACGCAAGAACAATTGAAGAATAAGTTATTTTGTACGTTTTCGCCAAAAGATAGACTTGAAGATACTCTCAATCTAATTCAAGGCGAGTACTCTATAATGTACGGAAAGATTTTCGTACTTGAATCCGTTGATTCTGAAGAATTACTCTGCACATATAATATAGAAGTAGAAGGACCTACAACAAAAGTACTTCAGAATACTATCCTACTTCACCGGAAAAAAGAGACTAATACTCTTTACACTATCAATAGTCTCAATCTTCTTATTAAATCCCTTAATGAAGGCATTCTGGATACTTCTTTCCGAATTAACTGGCCGGATTATAGAAACACAGTTCTCCTTTCGCAAGGAGACGAGCTTAAAAAGCTCTCTACAAAAATTCATAGAATAGTCAACATTTAAGTTGCTTATCTGAGAATTAGTACTTACATTCTTTTATTAACGTAATTTTTAAATTTAAAACTATAAGTTATGGGTATGGATTTAGGCGCAATTAAGTCTAAACTTAGTGCTTTGCAATCACAAAAGCAAGGCGGACAAAAGAGAGATATGTCTCTCATTCTCTGGAAACCTACAGTAGGGAAGCATTCAGTACGAATTGTACCTGCAGTGTGGGATAAGGCAAATCCTTTCAAAGAGATTTTCGTACATTACGGTATCGGGAACCGTACAATGATTTCACTCCAGAATTTTGGAGAGAAAGACCCAATTGTTGAATTCGCCAAGCAGCTTGCATCAAGCGGCGACAAAGAAAACTGGATGATGTCACGTAAGCTTGAACCTAAAATGCGTGTATTCACTCCCGTAATCGTTCGCGGTGAAGAAGAGAAAGGCGTTCGCTTGTGGGAATTTGGTAAGCAAATTTACGCCGAATTATTGAGCTTGGCTGACGATCCAGATGTCGGGGATTATACTGACGTTATTCAGGGTCGCGATATTACTATCGAAACTACAGGTCCCGAGACTAACGGCACTTCTTTTAATCAATCTAAGGTACGTGTCCGCACAAAAACTACACCTCTATCAGAGGATGCCAAAGAGGTAGAGAAGTGGTTAAGTAATCAACCAGATGTATTTTCTATCTTTAAGAAGTACTCCTACGATGAGATGAAAGAGGCGCTCCTTGGCTGGCTTAATCCAGAAGAAACTACTGACGAACCTGCACCAGCTGCTGCACCAAAGCAAGAATCTTCACTTGCGTCAAAGCCTAGTTCTTTATCCCTTAATACTCCCAAGGCTAAGCCTAGTATTGATGAGGAATTTGATGACCTTTTTAAGTAATTAATTTATGGCCAAATCAATTAAAGCCTCGCTTAACGAAAGTGTAGCGGGAGCCGTCAAGGGTACTTTTAACCTAGAGAAGTTTATACAGTCTAAAAACCTCTCAAGTACCTCTATCAAAATGAAAGAGCAGACTTGGATTCCTTTATCTAAAGCCTTTCAAGACTGTCTTTCTATTCCTGGTATTCCTGTAGGCCATATTACATTACTTCGAGGACATTCTGATACAGGCAAGACTACAGCTCTTTTAGAAGCAGCCGTAAGTGCCCAGAAGATAGGTATCTTGCCTGTATTTATCATTACTGAGATGAAATGGAATTGGGAGCATGCCAAACAAATGGGACTTGTATTCGAAGAAGTACCTAATGAAGAAGGCGAAGTAGCTGACTACAAGGGATTTTTCATTTACGTAGATAGAGAGAGATTAAATACTATCGAAGACGTAGCTGCATTTATTGCAGACCTTCTCGACGAACAGAAGAAAGGTAACTTACCTTACGATCTTCTTTTCCTCTGGGATTCTGTAGGATCTATTCCTTGCCGTCTGTCTGTTGAGTCAAATAAGAATAATAACGAGTGGAATGCCGGAGCTATGTCCCAGCAGTTTGGTAACTTTATTAACCAGAAGATTGTATTGTCACGTAAGCAGAGTCAACCTTACACGAATACTATGCTTGCAGTAAATAAGATCTGGGTTGCTAAAGCAGAGAATATTATGGCCCAGCCCAAGATGAAGAATAAGGGCGGTGATACTATGTACTTCGATGCATCTTTGATTATTACTTTCGGAAACGTAACTAATTCCGGAACTAATAAGATCAAAGCAACCAAGAACGGCAAGGACGTAGAGTTTGCCAAGCGTACTAAAGTTAGTTGTGATAAGAATCACGTTAATGACGTTACATCTACTGGTAGAGTTATAATGACCGCACATGGATTTATTGACGATACCAAGCAGGCAATCGATGCTTATAAAAAGCAATACTCTAAGGATTGGTTAAAGACTCTCGGATCAAACGATTTCGATGTAGTTATCGAGACTGATGAAGATAACAAAGACGTATTTGATCCTACCGAGGAATAGTATATCTTTACGGTATGACAAGGATCAATATCGGGATTCCGCCAAAGGAGTTAAGTAGTAAGCATTTGATTGCTGAACATAGAGAGCTTAAACGCATACCAAACGTTGTAGCAAAGGGTAAGTGTAATCTTAAGAATATACCGCAAGAATTTACCCTGGGTAAAGGTCATGTATCATTCTTTTACGATAAGCTAGGATATTTAAAAGAGAGGTACATTGACCTCTACAACGAATGTATAGCTAGAGGATTCCAGGTACAGAGTTATTTAGCGTCATGGGATGGGGTACCGCAAGAGTTAATGAATAGTTACTCTCCAACAGAGAATGATATTTACATAATCCGTGAGAGGATAGCCGACAGGTTGGCCAATACAATTGCAAAACAAAAGAAGAATGGATTACAGAGCGATGTTCGAAAAAATGGAGAAGCAGGAACCGGAGGACTTACATAAGAACAGTAGAGTACTAATTGTCGATTCGTTAAATACATTTCTTCGTAGCTTTACCGCAATTAGCCATATAAATCCAAGCGGGGCACATATTGGAGGACTAGGCGGTTTTCTTAAATCTATAGGTGCCGCTATCAGACAATTACAACCAACTAGAGTTATTTTAGTTTTCGACGGA